TGAAATATCATCAAAATCTAAATCAGTAATATTTAATTGTGAACTGTTTACTGCCATTATCGTGTCCTTGTTAGTAAGTATTGCATCTCTTGTGGTTCAATACTATTTATTACATTGAAAAATATTGTCATATTTAACTCGTTTCTGTTTACGTCTTCTAATTTGACTTGGACGTTATTAACTCTAGGCTCATATGCCTCAATTATACTGGCAATTTGTGTACCAACACGTTTACTACCAAACATGGTAGTATCTAATTCAAATAACATGGTTCTTATGTTTGCACCAAAGTTAGGTTTAAATGGTCTTTCATATGCATTTGTGGAAACAATATTTTTTACTGACCTTTTAACTGCTTCGACATCTGTCTTCCTAGTGATATCTCCTGTTATAGGGTGTGGAGTAAATGAAAGGTTTATATCTGAATAGTTATTTTCAGTTACAACCGTTTTTCCTTTGTTAACATATTCAGCCATACTTCTATTTATACGCTCTTGGGAACTGTAATGTCGATTGTTTGTGGAAAGCCTATAAGTTTTAGTAAATCACAGAATGTTAGGTTGATAAAATCAAATATCTTACCAAGTCCTATCGCTTTAAAGAACTTTTCTACAGTCTCAACCCACATGAATAGTAGTTTCTTTTTCCAATTAATCTTAAAATCTCTAAAGTCTGAAATCAAACTGTTAATTTCATCTTCTATAGATTGTACAGATAGTGCTATCTTTCCACCTATAATAGTTGCAAGGTCAATCCCTGCTATCGTTAAACTATCAAGTTTATTTTTGATATAGTCTCTATACTCCTTTGTCTTTTCTCCATACTTTGCTTTTGCAATTGCCTTCCATCCTGCTATCAATGACTCTAAATCAAATTCAAATGCAGTTGGCAACTTTGGAAGTCCTAATGAATCCCATATCTCCTTAAACTTACCTATGAGTTTCTCCCCCAACTTGAATATTGAATTAGTTACCCAATCCATAATCTCACTCTTAAGATATTTCCATATAGCTTTCGCTTTCCATTCATTACACTCTATACCAAAGTCCCCGTCAAAGACTTTGTATGAATCGGGAAGTAATGCATAAAACTTATCAATTTTATTACCAATCTGAGTTTTGATATTTGTTTGTTCTTCTTTAGTTAAAATTTTAAGAACATCTATTTCTATTCCTAAAAGATTTACCTTAAAAGATACTGGAATGATTTTAGATATTAGTTCCATAATTTTTACTGGGACATAAATGTGAAACTCTTGTAACATTTCTTCTACAGCGTCTCTTGCTTCCTTACCCCAATTACGAATTGTTCCTTTCTCCCAATAAGGAGAAGCTATATCTGCAAGCTTGTCCATAAAGTCTTCTACATCTTTAATAACTTTTTCAATCTCTTCTCTTGCCTCTGCAGTTATATTTTTTGCATTTGTTACAAGATAGACTTTTAGTTGACTAGGAATATCACCAATCTTTGCAAGTGCATTAGTTAAGTCTGCCTTAGTTGGTAGATTGATTATAGTTCCATCGGGACATGGGAATGCCGAAGGGATTATTGGAAGTGTCATTGCCATTATGAGTTCAACTTAATTGTGCCACCATTGATACTTACTTCAGGTGCAACGACTGATAGATTACCTGTAGATTCAATATCAGTTTTACCACCGACTGTAATCTTAGCATCTCCACCAACTGTAATGTTTACTTTCCCACCAACCCAAACTTCATCGTCTTTACACACTACAGTGTAATTGTCGTTTACTATTCTAGTTACCTGACTGCCATCAGGATGTATTTCATGGAATGTGCCTGAACGGTGTTCTACTGCAATTCTTTCTGCATCTAGTGTATCATCAATCTCCAATACATGACCTGATTCGGATTCTAAAACTTTGTTGTAAGGATAAACAGGTTTTGCTTTTGATGGAATACCATTTGCACTACTAGTGTCTCTTAAAGTGTAATCACCCTCACCTCTTGCAAACTTAGATAGGTCTGACTCGTCTATGTATAATGGATATTTCGGAAGTTTAGTAACTGTTGGGTTTGTAGTTTTATTCTCCGTTCCATCATACTTGATTTCAAGTTTTTCGGGTTTAGTTGGTGCAGTATCTAATGCATGTTCTAATCCAAAACTTCTGTTAGGAGCTTCGGGGGAATTTGCACCATCGGGTGTTCCTTTATAGTCTGCAACTGTTAATCTTCTTGGGTCATTAAAACCTTTAGAGGCACTTCTTGGTTCAAGTTCATCGTTTTCTTTTTCTAGATAACCATCTGCAGGTATACCAGCAATAGACCCTAAAATAATAAAGTCTTGCATATCGGTTTCGTCTCTAAAGAAACCTACAACAGTTGACCCCTCAACCAATCCATGTTGTGTTCCAAATCCTGATAGTCCTGCACTTGTGGTCGGTAAAATTACTTGTGACCATGGAAGGTCGGGTGTTGCAATATCACTTTTGTTATCAGTGTGAACACCATGTACACGAACTCTTACTCTTCCTATTGCTAAAGGGTCGTTTCTATCTTCTACTATTCCGTAATAATGGTTCATTTCTTTTTAGTCCTTTCAGTCCCTAATAATCTTTCAATTCTTTGTGTAATAGTTTGTTCTGAATCATATGATTTAAATCTACTTTCTTTTGAACACTCTAAGTTCAAAGTTCCATTACTTTCTATTACATTTATCTGAAGAGATAACCCCGTAATTAGATATACATCATCAGCACTCAATGCTTCACTATTTTCAGTAATGGCCGTTTCTCCTGTTTGTAATATAAATTTTACTTTTTGTCCTACAGACACATCAGTTCTAGCAGGCAATGAAACCTCAACAGTGTTTTGTGCTAAATTCTCTATAAGTGCTTGTCGTTCAAGTTTAGAATTATCAGAACTCTTAATTCCCATATACTCTTCATCATCTGTTATAGTTTTCTTATTACTAAAAACATGTGTAGTTGTATAATCATTTATAACCAATGAATTATGTTTCTTACTTATATCACTAACCTTGTTATCATAATTTACAAGAGGATACTCTCCCTTTTCTTTTCTTTTTTCATATAGTGTCTCAATATCAAATGTATTAATCTCTTCAATCTTTCTTATAGGGTCGTAAACTTTTAATGTAGATGCATATGCACCAACAGATGTTCCACGAAGTGTATCAAACTCTTGTGGTTTTAGAGAGGCCAATATAGTTTTATTTTTTTCACTAGCACTTGATGTAAGATTCCCTATAGTAGGATAAAATGTAAAAACTTCTGAGAACTGTTCTTTTAACATACTGTCTAAAGATTTAAAATTATACTGTCCTGTTAATGTCTGATAGAAGAACATACTATTCTTATAACCCACTTCGTTTTCAGATGGATTTGAATTGTTAACTATCCAGTCAAAGGTTTTATTTACTGACCAATTGGGAATCAAAAATTGATGATTATCTCCTTCGGTATTATCTATTGTTCCTACAGACTCCATTGATATGCCTTCACCACCGTATTCACTTTCTACTATTGTTGAAAGTACATCTAACAACATTTTCTTATGGGAACCACGTAAGGTTTTACTAAGTCTAGTCTCTTTAGAAGTAAACATTAACTGCTCACAAAAATGTATGTTATATGTTTGAACAATATCATCTACTTTAGATACATTAGAGAGTTTATAGATTCTAAATGTTCTATCTATTCTTTGAACTTCGTCTGTTTCAAATGGTTGAAGTACTACTCTTAGTTTTTCTTGACCTGTTAGAGATAAGTTTTTAATTAAGTTTCGTCCGTCAATAAATGAAATATCTCCAGTAGTATGTTTACTGTAAATACTTTCATAAAGACCCATACGACTTGCTAAATTGGTAATGTCCCATGGGTTACTATGATAAGGGCTTATAATCTCAATCTTTTCAATGGATATCTTACCCTGTTGAGAATTATCAGAAGTTGAAGAAGAAGAAACAGTTTCAGTTGAAGTCTCCATATTATTAAGTACTCATTAGTCTTTCAAATTCTCTTACAACTTCTCCGATAAATTTTGGTTGTATAATTTTGATTTTTCGTTTAACTTCATTTAGATTGTATTCATTCTGCCAGAGAGATACGGAAGTAAATCCTGATGCGCTTACATTAGATTTTATTCCTTCTGCATTTATATAATGGTCTATAACATCTCTAGGTTCAATGACACTTATTATTTGTGAAGTCTTGGTCGACCCGACTAAAGTTTCACCTGCTTCCCATTGTCCTCTTTCAACTCTCACTCTTTTATTTAGGGGGTCTACTTCTAAGATATGTCCAGTCCCCTTTGGTGTTGAAACCTTTTCACCCAAAAGATATTTTCTAAGATTCAATAGATTGCCTTGACTATCATAGTTTGGATATTGAACAACATCATCACTTGTTGCAAAAGTTAAGTATTGACCTTTATAATATGTATCTATATGGTTTTCAAAAACTTCAGAACTCATGTGCCAATCATAATAGTTTTCTATATCATTGATTAGAAATAAAATCCAATGTAAGTCTCCATCTCCATATAGTTTAGTTGCAACTACATCGGGTCTTTCCCCTTCTTCTAATTCATAGTATTGATAATCAACAATAGTGTTCATATTGAAAGACTTAACTCTAGCCTTTCTAAAAAAATCTTTTATTGTAACTAGTTTACCATTTGATAAACGATATTGTATTGTTGGAAAATTCTCATATAACTTATTTGACATTTTATTCACCGTCCTCTAAAGATGGATTACTAATCTTAGCCTTTCCAGTTCCAATAGGTGATATTGATTGATAATTTCCTTGTGTTAATAGAACACCTTCTTGGAATGATAAATCCATATCAATAATTAATGGTTGACCGTCTTCAAAGGTTTCCATTTTACCACCATTGTTGTACTTAACATTGCAACCAGTTATGAAAGAAGGTAGGAACCCATCAAGTTTTTTTGCAATATCACCCTCCCAACTTATCTCCACACCATTAGGGACATTAAAATAGTTTTCAGAAAAATCGGTTCCGCCTTTTTCACCTGAAAATGTATCTGGCAACATTGCAGTTTTGAATGTCCATATCATATCATTAATAACTTGTGCCTCTTCTTTTGAATTTGGTCTAAACTGAAAAGACATATCAAATGTTCTGAAGGACATTCCGTCAAACATGATTTCCTGTTGTGGGTTAAAAATTTGTTGGTTTTTAAAATTAATGGTTGATAATGCAACAGCGTTTACCATTTTTTGGAGACCTTCAGAAACTTCTGCTCCTAAACCTTTTAGAACATCACCCGAAAAAAGTCCGCCACCATCTATCAAACTCCTTGCGACATTACCAAAGTCTTGAGTTTTGTAACTAACAGTCGGTGAGTTGTTTGCAACGTTAGGAACATAGATGTATATTTCTGTCTTTTTTTCACTTAATAAGTTGTTCTTTCCCTTTCTTTTTTTTCTAGGAAGAATACTGAAGTGTATATAGTTATCTAAAAGAGTATCCCTAGGATATACCAATTCAGCAGAAACCCCAGTTGGGTTTTCTTTAGCCAAATTTCTAGGAATCATATTTAAACCAACATTTCTACTTTTAAGTTCTTTAGAACGAATAGCCATTCGTTCCCGTTCGAGTTCAGATTCCTTTTCATATTCTGAAACATTTACATTATACCCTGTTCCAAATATCTTACTCGCTATTCCTTTTACAGATGAGATTGCAGTTGTTGCTTCGTTTAACTTTGAGAGAATTTTGTTTACATTTGCCATGTATAAATACCTATGAATAACTTTATATTATCTATTTATGTCAAGAAAATCGTATAGCGGCAAGTTTAAACCAAAGAACTACAAAAAATACAGAGGAGACCCCACTAAAATTTTTTACAGGTCACTTTGGGAAAGAAGATTCATGGTTTACTGCGATAATAACCCGAGTATTATAGAGTGGGGTAGTGAAGAAGTGGTTATTCCGTATATCTCTCCACTAGACAAAAGACCCCATAGATACTTTCCTGACTTCTATATCAAATACGTTAATGATAAGGGTCAATCCATAAGAGAAATTATAGAAGTTAAACCTAAGAAACAGACACAACCTCCAAAGGAACCTGTAAGAAGAACTAAACGATATCTAAACGAGATTGCAACATATGCTGTAAACCAAGCAAAGTTTAAAGCTGCAGAAGAGTATTGTAAAGATAGAAGATTGAACTTCAGAATATTAACAGAAGACCACCTAACTTAGATATGAAAAAACTATATGTGTTTGACTTAGACGGGGTTTTAATAGACTCTAAAAAAAATATGGAGAAGTCGTTTAACTCTTTAAAAACTGGTAGACCATTTGAAGACTACTTTAAACTTATTGGTAAACCATTCAAAGACATACTAACTGAGATTGGTATACTTACTGACCAAGATAAACTTATGAAAGAGTACAATGCATTCTCTTCAAAGAATAGTAAAATGATTAAGTTCTATGATGGTGTCGAAGACCATCTGAAACTACTTAAGTCTCAAGGTAAGAAACTTGCAATTGTTACATCTAAACATGTAGATAGAACACATGACATCTTATCTAAGTTGGACGTTGAGTTTGATTTCATCTGTTGTCCTACTGAAGGACTAAGAGGTAAACCCTCACCCGACCAACTACTATATACCCTTGCACATTGTAATACAAGTCCCAGTGATGCAGTCTATATTGGCGACATGAT